ATCACCAGCCAGTTTTTGTTCTATCTTAAAAGCATTTTCGATGACTTCTTTTCTTGCATCAAAAAAAGAGGTTAACTGTTCACCAGACAACCAGGGCGTCGATGATGTAATATTTTCGCCAGCGTTATTGAGATTACTAAGAGCTCCCTGTTGTTTTTCAAGTTTAGCAATGTCATCTACTGAATTAAGAGTCCGCATTTTCTCAGCATGAGCCTTTTCGTTTTGCTCAATGATACCGTTGATGGTTTTTCTAAGTGCGACTTCGTCCGCTGAATTTCCTGTAATGTCAGATAAGCGTTTTTTCAATCCAGCCAATTCTTCAGCCCACCGAATATTTTCAATTACTTTTCCTTTATCAATACCATCTTTAAGATTTGAAATTTTAGCTTCCGCCAGCTCTTTTTCAGCTTTTAAAAGTAGGTCTTTTACCTGCTCACTTGCTTTTACTTGTTTTTCAGTAAATGCAGCCGAAGCATCTTCATATTCTTTGCTGCCTACCTTATAGAGATCCATTTTAGCCTGAAGAAAAATAAACTCCTGCTCCAGCAAATCTGCATTATACTGACCTTCGGATGTCTTCCCTTCAATATGTCGCTTATTAATTGAGGCAACAATATGATTATTTGCAGCTTCTAAAAGTTCGAGTTTCGTTTTTTCGGTTTTATTGGCTTCCCTAATTGCTTTGGTTTCTGCTGCCTTATCAGCCTTTTCCTTATTTTCCCTGGCTTTTTTCTCTGCCGGGGTTTCGGGAGCAACACCGTTACTTCCTCCTGTAGCATTGGGTTTTATCAGTGGAACGGCGGGTGCAGGTTCCGCATTTTGGTTAATATATTCCGAAACGCTTGCTATCGATAATTTATTTGCTTCAAGTGCAGCATTTATATTTTCTTGTTTGGAGGTTGCATTCAATTGCTTGTATAAAAATGGCCTTGTAACAGCATGTAAAACCTTCGTCCCAATACCTGGTTCACCACCGATTCCTGCTTCAAGTGATATCTTTTCTTTTTGAAGTTCGGTTAATTTTTCTAACCCAGCCTGTGCTTTCGCTTTTCGTTCAAGACTATCAATATACTTATTAACTGCCGTCGTAGCTGTCTCTGTATTAACTCCTTCAAGCGTGATGTTACCAAGATATTCAGGCGATATCTGGTTGATTCTGTCCATTGCTTCCTGACGCACAACCTTCGAAAGTGCTTCGTTTCTTGCAACATTTAGTAACTGTTCAAGTGCAATTTTTTCACTAACTATACTTTGCTGTGCTGTAATATCGAGATCGTTTAATGCTTTTTGCGCTTTTTCGGCAGCTGTTAATTGTTTGGTATAGAAATATAATGCAGTACCTGCAGCAGTTAAAACACCAACCAACAAACCGATTGGACTAAGTTTTGCAACCGTGTTAAAAATGCGCATGGCCTGTGTGGCTCTGGCAATATTACCGGATAATAATGCCTGGGCTGCAACCGTAAGCATGAGTGCCGCACGTTCAGTATTGTGCCAGATAACCCTTGCTTTCGTTAATGCCAACGCAATAATATTTCCTGAATTATTGCGTTCGGTCCAAATTGTTGATAGTTTAACAGCAACGGTATAACCGATAATTGCTGCTGTTGTTGTCACTATTATTGGTCCATACTTTGTGAAAAAATTAATCAGTGCTAAAATCCCTGCCAAAGTTTTCCCAAAATAACCGGTAACTGTTGACATAGCTGGTGACAATTTTTCACCCAGCTGCCTTGATAAATTTTCGACCCTGTTTTTTGCCTGCGCCAGTTTTGAGTTATTGTTATCGGTATTGATAGATGCCTGTTCGATCGCCACATTGGTACCAGTAACAGCAGCTTCATACTTCTTCAACTCACCAACATTATTAATCAGTATTTTGGCGGTCGTAACATTTTCGACACCGAACATCTTGGTTAACTGTGTCATTGTAAGGTTCTTTTTCGCAAGGTTTTCAATGGCTGTTGCCATTCCTACAATTGCAGGATTGGTATCTTTTGCTCCGGTTTGAAGATCAATCAATACACCTTTCAAAGAACGACCTGCAATTTCAGGCTGAGTAATACGTGGCGCAAGAGTCTCAATTGTGGCAATCAGCGTTTCAATCGGAATATTGGCATCGGCGGCAACCGTACCAGCCTTCTCAAAAGCCTGGGTAATATATGGTATTTCACCGGCACCCTCTTTTGAACCTGCAGCCATTGCATTAATGATGCGACGTGACTGATCAGCCGGAACATTGTATTGATTCAATACCATCGTCAAACCTTCAATGGCGGGTTGCAATTCTGTTTTTGCTGCCGCAGCAAGAATTATGGCTTCCTGCGCAACCGAAGCCAAAGCCTCTTTATCTTTCAATAGTTCAGGACGAGCTGAGCCGACTTTGGTAAAGGCATCAACAATTTGCTGTGCACCCTGGGTAACACGAATACCACCTTCGAGCGTTGCCGTACTTAGGTCTTTAGCTTTCTGGCTCAGCCAGTCAAGTGATTTACCAGCCAGTCCGGTAAGAGCAGATAAATTATCAACCCGTTCTTCGTAATCATTGAAGGTTTTAACTAATGTTTTAAAACCCATCACCACTCCTGTGAAGGAAGCAATCCCGGCAGTAATCAATCCAAAATATCGATTCATTCCATCTGCCATACCCCTGAAACTCCATGAACTTGCTATAGCAGATATTTGTTGATTATGCTGAGCCATTATACCCCTCAGATTTCGGATTTGTGAGGCATGTGCAATATATTGCTGGCTTCCGATTGTCATCCGGGCCTGCTCATTAATAAGCCTTGTCATTTCTGCGCGTATGCTTCGCACATCATTACTAACCTGTTGGCCATTAATGTAGAGATTGATCCTGCGGTCGTAACTTGCCATTTCTTTTGATTTTTGGCTAAGTTACTTTGACGCGTACGTTGCAGAAAGGACATAAAAAACCCGCCTTTTGGGGAGACGGGTTTCAAGATGACGTAAAAGGGCAGTCACACAGGACTTCCCTTACGTGGAGTCTATCTTGTTTTTAGTAACCAGACGTATCCATAACCTGTATAATGGAGTTTAAAGCCGTTGGATTTCATAACGGTATTGATATCACCGGTTGAAATGGAAGGTAGTACCTGTTCTATTTCTTCGAGCAACTCCTGGGTGCTTTTCATTTCATCTGCCGATGCAAGGTTTTCGGCAGGAGCATAAAAAGCCATCAATGCGTCAAATAGTTTTTCGGAGAATGATGGTGTTGGCTGTTTTTCGTCGTTTTCGTTCATGGCTTTCTCAAATTATTTAGGTCCTCACGGACATGACTAAGGCCGTTAATCAATGAAGATATTTCTTCATTTCTGTAATTTTCAATATAATCCATGTCTTTTGCTAGAAAGCAGACCACATCGGCAATAATCTCGCGCATGCTTATTATATCCTCATTGCCTCTGTCTTGCAATGCTTTAAGATAATTGATTGCGGATTTGCTTAGTGTAACACCTTCAATTTCGATGTTGCATTTTACGTCTGTATTTTTCATACTTTTGTAATGTTTTAATTTTTAATGGTTAAAATTTAAACCTGCCCCCGGTTAGTGTGTCGAGCACTTCCGGGGGTTTTTGTTTTTTACTCTTCAGTATTGTTTATCCCACTCGAAAATAAATCATCAAATTTTTCTCTGAATTTATTTTTAGTGGCATTACTGCGACGGGTACGGGCATTGATAAGTTTTTGCTCAATGGCGAAATATTCCATACATTCTGGATCACGTTTGGCCAGTTTGTTTTTAAGGTCATCCTTTTTGCGAGACAGCATCACGGTTTCATTAATTGAATCTTCAATTTCGCGGGCAAATTCATAAAGTAGATTGTCAATTGTAATATAAATCCAAAGTTCAAAAGCTGGCTCTAACCATGCAGCAAACTTTAACGCTAAAATACGGTGCATCCAAGTACCAGATCTTTGTTTTGAAACAATCAAATCATCCATTGAAACGATCCCTAAAAACCGAGAATTCTCGGTTTTTAAACATTCAGCAATGAAATTTTTAGTGCTGTCATTTTTGAGAAAGTCATACACATCTTTTCCATAAATCTTTGCCATTTCGGTTGCATTCACCATTACATTTTTACCCTGACGGAGATCAAACTCGATCTCAACATCACCAAACTTAAATTTCTGAATATTCATACAATGAAGTATTAATTAATAATGGCACAAAGTTAAAACGATATTTCTAATTATTTCTAAGAAATACAAATTATATCTAAGAAATAATTAAGAAAGTTTATTATTCTTTTTGATTGTGTTTTTTTAGATGTATTTTTGTAATACTTTTTAATGCTAAGTAATACTTTAAAATACATCCTATGGTGAAAGAAGCAACAAGTTTAAAAATGGACAAGCCAATTATGGATAGGCTTAGACTAGAAGCGAAAAAACAAAATAGATCCATTAATAATTATATGGAAACTGTTTTGATTAAACACTTTGAAGAGCTTGATAAAGAGCAAAAAATAAAAAAACCCGGCGAATGACCGGGTTTTTTTATTTGGTAAATAACTTACACCTTTTAATCTATCAAGTTTATTTTGAATTTTTGATGTCTCTCGACTTTAATAAAAACGCTTGTCTCTCCATCAAAATTTTATATTCCATACGATTTCTTCCCCAATAAGGATCATTATTCTTCCTGTGAGCCTCAATATATTCGTCAATTTGTTCTAAAGTTTTAGTACTATGTTGTTTTGTGACTGAAGCATATAATTCATCGCTTGGCCTGTAGCTGTAATTCTGCCTGTATTTATTTAAATTTGCAATTACTCGTTCACTTTTGCTCATTGGCTTGGCACCTTCTGGCATAATCTTTGAAAGTGCAATTATTAAAAGGACGAATACTAGTACAATTATGAATATTGTCATGATAATGATTAAATTACCAGTTACTATTTTTGTCTTCTTTTTTTAAGTATACAGTAAGATTATCAACAATGTCATGCAATTTTTTCTCAACTAAGACAATTAGTAACTGATTATTTTGTAAATTCTCCTGAAATCCTTTTTTACCTATCATCCAAGGTTTAACACCCATTAGTTTGTAATATTCGGCTAAACCCTTTTCTGTAGATATTAATTTTAATTCATCATAAGTATAATCTTTTCCCCCACTCGATTTTATTTCGGTAGACAGTATATCATATTTATATCTATTATCCTTAAATTGAACCGTTAAAGTAAAATATACATTCATAAAAACGGGTATTTTACTTACAATATACTCTACTTGTTGAACTCCTTTCCCGATAATTTTCTTTTCGGCTGGATTATCCAATTGAATTACATCATTGGATGATTTAAAAGTAAGCGCAAACCATTCTTTTGCTGTACTGTATAATTGATCGGATGTTTTATTTGAAATTTCCACAACATCTGAATATTGTTGTGAAAATGAAAACAACGGAAGAAACAACATGATGGCAATCAGCTTTTTCATAATAAGTTTATTTTAAAGTTTATCCCACAAACTTAACAGAAATAACTATCTGATCAACATCCTTGTGGCATTTACCGCAGCATCGGCATTGATATTGGCGAGTTCATTTGCCAATTCCGGAAGGGACTGCTGGATCACTGGGTTAAACCATTCGTAGGGTTCACGTTCACGTTTCCGGTCATTACGACTAAGTGGCTGGCGTGTTGAAGGACTTTCAACTTTTGCTGAGCGCTGAACCATGCCTCCCTGTACTTTGTATCCACGTCCTACACCTTTGTGTACAAAAACGCCATGCCTTTCAAAAACGAATGATTGTCCGGTGATTACACCATAGGTTTTGCGGTTTTGCGTTCTGATACTATCTTCCAGTTTCCGCTCCGTACGTCCGGGACGGGTAATTGTGCCTTCCTTACCCTGGGTTAATAATACAGCTGCTCCTCTTAAATAACGCTGAACCATCGAGGCCCATCGCATAACCGCATCATTCTGTTCCTGCGGATTGAAATCATTGGTTGAAACCTGACGACCGTTTAGCCCAAATGCATAATTACCGGAATTTGTTGCCATAACAGTATTTTATTATTCAGGTACTTCCCGATCGAGATCCCACTTCAGAGGATCTATATCAGTTGTAAATGATGAAGAGATTGTAAACGTGCAACGGATACCGTAGTTTTTGTCTGTTTCGTTGGCTATTAGTGCAACCTGAACACTGCCCAGATCAAAATCACGTATCGCTTTAATTGTTTGATTTCGTTTGTCAGATTTAATCCTGGAAACTATTTCATCACAAATGGATTCCATATTGTCCCAAACTTCGTGCATCTTATCGAAATCATTTATATCACTTAAGTGATCAATAAGAACAAATGCCCCCGTGCGTTCTTTCATCACATTATCACTCTGTTTGTCACTCAATGAATAACGGTATCCTTCCAAAATCAATGCAGGATAGTTTATATTCTTCAGGTTGCTCAGAATCTCTTCGAGTTCGAAGCGGTAAAAATGCTTTTCAGCAAGACTATGACCGATCGTAACATGTTGTGTGGCGAGGGTTTTGAAATATTGGATAATTTCTGAAAATTTCGAATTCATGATTAAAAAGTATTACATAGATTAACCCTTACGGGCATTGTCTTTATATTTTGTTGTTAGATGCCGGAATACTGTATTGACCGGAAGTTCTGCATAACGATCACGGTTGATCAGATCTTCACCAACGAGGGACTCAAATAGTTTTAACCATCCTGATTGTTTTGACTTTTTTTTATCATTCTTTTCCGTTTCCGATTCTTCACCTGGAGACTGGAAAATGAGTGGATAACATTTTTGAAGCCAACAAAGTATCAGTGAGTAATTGAAGGCAATTGCTTTACGAATTTCAATATCCGCATTCACAATTATCCAAACCTTTTGTGAAATCGTTTCGCTGTCGAATGTTTCACCTGGTAACTGGTAAAGTGACGCAACAAAGTTGTCAAGCGCCTTTACATCTTTGGTAGCCATCCAGTCGTTATAATATGAATCGGCAAAAATAAACTGACCGAAAGGCATTGCTCCTAGTTTTGGTTTTGGACAAACGAAATCAGTTCCATGGATCTCCCTGATGATAAATTCAGAATGGACATTCCCCGCTTTGCTTACAAATTCAATCCCTTCAGATAGTTTCAACAGATCGTAAGGATGAAGTTTTTTCAGCAGATTCTGAGCAATACCTGTAAGAACAGATAGAAAGCGAAAGTCGGGTTCTGCTCCGTGGATTGTGTGCGAGATGGCCAAAAACTGACGTTCGGTCAATTCATCCCATGATGTTGGAACTGTGCCTTTTGCTTTTCGATTGAAAAACAAAAACGGGTATGTGATTTCTATGTCCATCATGCCCAGAAGGTTTTTTTATCTGTATTATCTCTGCGGAAAAGTTTACCGGTTGAAGGTGTTACATCGGTCCAGTCAGCAGCCTTTACTTTTAGGTAAGTTCGTAACTGATCTAAAAAAGCATTGCCTATATTACGATTGCGCATTACCAGAATAGCAATCCTATCTGATGACGATGGTTTACGTTCGGTATCATTACCCGCAAATGCCATTGTGGATGAGAAATAAAGACCATTATCCAACAGGTCAGCACCACTCTCTTCCATGAGATAGGCAGATGCGAGGAAAGCAATTGGCTTACGAACGTAGGGAAGCAATGCCTTTACTTTTTCAGATGGAGTTTCCTTTACTATCTCTGATTTCACGTATTCAAAAGCAACAGGTCCCAGTATTGTAGCAATCTCGGTATCTTCAATCAGTTGCATATGTGGCTTCATCCGGAGAAAGGTCAATCGGCTTTTATTGATGAAAACAATATTGTTGAAGATTTCGGTCTTCGGAATCAATGCAGTTTTAAACAACGTGCAGGCAGTAGATGCAGAGAATTCAGTAAAACTGGTAATGTTTGATTCAAGATATTGCAATATAGTATCAATACCATTAAAACCGTTCGTACGAAAATAAGCCTTCAGGTTTTCCTCTTGGTACTTGTACAGACTTTTAACGCTTTTCGATTCTGTGCGCTTGAAACCTCCATCTGTAACCAGGACATTCAACAGGTCAAACCCGATCCAGAAAGCAATGTGTATCACTGCCGATTGTGCCAAACGAAGTAATTCAGCCATTTTAATCTGCACATCGGTTGGCGTTGCCGGAGGATCCATTTCGTAAAATTCAACCAATTCATCATACATATCAATACCGATTACCGGGATGAGGTAATCGCGTTCTGCATTGGCAATATGCGGTACAACATTTTCGAAGGTTGAAGAAGATGTGACAGAAACAAAGTTCCTGATCTCCTCCATTTTTGGATTCTTTTCTTTTGAGAATAACATTAGCTAAGTGTTTTAGTTGTTCCTGCACCAGTGTCAAGCGTAGTCAGTACGGTATTTCGGAAGCGCCATTCCAGATCATCATCGGCACCATTGTAACGGGTCATCAATTCAAGCGGATCCATGAGGTCCTGACGATCGAGCCAGCAGTTTGCAATGTTCACAAGGTAAGCCTCGCGGATATTACTACCTCCCTGGTTGCCTGCATAAGTTCCTCCGGGCATCCCAGCGCCGAGTACATTGGGATTAACCATAATTGAAAACATGATTTCGGAATTGGCAGCAGCACTGGTAACAAGATTTTGATCGTTACTCAATTTGTTTTCGAGGGGTTTGATAATCCATTGCTCTTCGGCTTTACCATTTTGCGGATTGATTTCAAAGAAAGTAAAGATTGGTTTATCAGCACCTTCGGTTCCACAAAGGTTTGATTCGATGCTGTCCATGTAACTTTCAATGGCCTGTTTGCGCAATTCGGTTGTTGCAAAATCAGTTTTTGAAAACTGTTTATCCCAGAATGCATAAGGAATTTGAATGTGCCACTTCCAGGTGATCTGATTCGAATAAGCCTTTTTAAGAAAAGCCGGAACTGTTTTGGCAATGTCTACCCATCCGGCAAGGTAAGCAGCCCACCAAATTGCGGAACTGTAGTATTCACCATTGCCCCAGGAGTCGCGGATCACATAGATAAATGATTTGCCGGCAGTTTTATTACCCCATCTGCGACGTTGCAGGTCAGCAAACGGATCATATTCGTCGAGTACATCCAACACCTGGCAATCTGCCTCAGTTGGAGTATCTGGCCATTTGCCGGAGACAATACACTTTTCAATTACACCGTTTAAATTTGCAAAACTCAACCGGCAATACTTTGCGTTGATCGTATTGATTCCAACAATCTGACTGCCATCTGCATTCATCATGATCTGCACGAAGGCACAACCAAACTTCAGGTAATCGCGCAATGCTTTGGCCATATACCTGCGCACGAGACGTGAGTTGGCAAAGGCAACTAATGTTTTATCCTTCACGCGTTCAAGTATCTCGTTTCCTGATTCGTCGAAATCTTTCACCTTACAGGCAAATATCCCCTGACCTAATGTGAAGTTGCGAGTGAACTTTAACCCGGTATTGAGTACCCCAACGCTGTTGATAATTCCATCGGCAATCGTTGGGAAGTCGTTATTTGGTCCCCAGGCCGATACCTTGATGCCTCCAACATTCAGGTAATCCTCAAGTGGATTCTTCGGTTGTGATGTGTTTTTGGGTTTATCAGCAGGAACACCTGTGGTACTTGCCTGGTAGCTTTTGCCGTAAGCGATTAACGGAACACCCGATTTATTGAATAGTATATCTGACATTACATCTTTATTTTTTTACCGTTCCATTCAATAATTCCGTCAATGTGTACAGGGGTAACATGACCAATTGCTTCATCCTTTGCGTCAACCGACAGTACGCCGCGCATCCTATTATCCTTCATGTTGAACTTCAATCCGGCAGCTACAGCGCGCGGGATGAAGATGATTTTACCTTTCTTCGTCACAAATTTGATGGAGAAAGTTACCTGCTTACCGTTGGGTGTCTCTTTAACCTCATACTCTTTGAGTGCCAGGTTGCGTCGAATAGTTTGTATTTCGGTCATATTACATGGATTAAAAAATGATTACACGGATACACATTGATTACAGACCAAAGATACCTGGTAGGATAGGGGAGGGAAAGGACAAAAAAAAGCCCGGGGTTGGCCGGGCTTCAATGATTTGTAATTAAATTTTTAGTTGAATGTAATCGAATTTTTTTAGTATCTACTATTTTGCCAATGATCATAAATCCATTGTCTAATACCTTCTTGACTTCGAATATCATGGGGAACTTCATCTCTTACCATCCTTTCGATTTTTGTTGCTAATAATTTCTGAGTCACTTTATGAATTTCTGAGAATTTGTTAACAAAATATAAAATTTCGTATCCCTCTCTCCTATTTAAGAGAGTACTGTCTGGTTCTCCAGTTACTTTTGGATTATCTCCATAAAGAGCTGTCCAAGAATAATCCTTGTAGTAAAGATCTGATCTAGTAATTAATGGCATGTTTTTTATTTTAGTTTATTGATTAATACAATTCAAATGTCAACATAAAAAAAGAAACTAAAAAATAAATTATTGAATAATTGTCAACGACTTGATAAGCGCGTTAGTTAATTAAGCAAGTGTGATGATTTTTAGAATAAGTGTAATGTTAATATTCTCTATGCAATGTGCTTATTTTTCATTTAATGATAGATTTTCTCCGCCACGATCAAAAAAAAGGGAGTGAAACTCCCCTTTCTTTAAAGGTTGATTTGTTCTTCAACCTCTTTGACTTTCACATCCAGTGTGCGTTTCATCTCATCAATTACAGAGGTGATCACTGTGGAATTGGAAGTTTTGAATTCATTACCAGCAGCATCTCTTAACAGAATCACAGAACTGAGCGAATCAGCCCCGATCTGGAAGGTTTGCAATTTGCGGCGTGATTCATTCAGCGTACGCCAGCGGTCGATCATTAATGTCAGATCTTCCACCTTCTGAATTTTCTCGTCGAGACTCAGCCTCCGTGGTTCTTCAACTTCTTTCTTCACAATGGTCATCAC